AAAGCTTCCTTCATTGCATACTTAATAACAAGTTGCCTAAGCTCTGCTGGGAATTCAAAATCCTGAGTAACCGCATATCGCTTGGGGGGTAGAAATCCTGCTACATAGTCAATATCAAAGGCTTGCGGAGCATAGTTTCCACTGGCTCCATTAAAGGCGAATGAGTTTGCTACAACTACAGGTGCACTCATAAACCCTAATGACATGCTACTACCAGATCCGCCCATTCCAGTTGCTTGCATAAGGGGACTAGGAAATATTTGTATCTGGCCTGCTAGTGGGTATATCTTCCACCACTCTGGTGGATAGTTAAATACATTGAAGTTATTCATCTGCAATTTAAACTTCAATACCTGTATGATCGGCTTCTTATATAAAGTTGTAAATGCATAAGAGTTGTATTCAGAGTCATAGTAGTCATGATGCTCTCTTGCAACTGCTCTTGGAAGAATAACTATGTCAAGAACATCCTCTGCCTTTTTAATAGCAGATTCTATAATATCCCAATACCACGAGTCTGGTAAAGATTCACCTGTCTCGGGGTCCTTAATGTCCATACCTACCATGTATCCTTTGATTGCACTTGGAGTAAGTCCATATAAGTCTGGTGTAAAACTATCTATTTTATCTAAATCTACTCTCTTGGGATTGTTTTCCCCATAAGGGTAGCCATTTTGCATATCCTGGTCGTTCAATAAAATTCACCTACTTAGATGTACTCTTAGTACTTACCCTTCGCTTTCTAGTCTGCTTAGGCGCTTGCTTAAGGGTATCTTTCTTTGCATTGGCAACTACAGCTTCTTTACTTTCAGGCACCTTAGAAGACGATTTAGGGGCGCTAGTAGCTTTCTTAGGTTTACTACTTACCCGTGAAAATCCGCCAACTTGAATAAGCCGCTCTTCCTCAGCAGAAGTCAGCCCATCTACATAGCCATCTTTATCTACATCTATTTTACCAAATTCTGTAAACAAGCTCTTTGAACAAAACTTTTTATTGTATAACAAATTAATTCCCACTTTCGTTCTCTAATATAGACAATACCTACTATCACTATTATACCACAGTATTAAGGGCATAAAAAAATAGGGAAGTTATTCCCTATTCTTATTATTAAATATTAACGTTGTGGTGCAACATCATATGCGCCAACGTTATGCAACCGAACCCAACGCCGTGGAATGAACAGTGCCAAAGCACCGAACCACATGAATGCCCATGTGTTCATAGCAGTCAATGTTGCAAGATCCAGCCTTGAAATTGGGAGGAATTCATACAATGTAATAACTTCTGGTGACATATCGCCAACAAAGGCGTCAACCGTACCAGGGATTGTTTCGTCTGCATCGTTGAACGATACTTTACCACCATTTGCCAAATGTGCTGATACCTTACCAATTAATGAATAGCTACCACTAGCAGCTTCACGGTAAATTTCAACATACTCTACAGGGTTGCCATAAGTGTTCGGAAGAGAAACTTCCAAGTTAACAGTATCCGTTACCGCAGCAATTTTAGCATTAGCATCAACAATAGGAGACTTAGTCTGACCAGATACGGTACGAACCTTATAGTTCAGCTGACCAACATCTGAGTCAAGGAAATTGCCAAGCTTAGTTGTGCTTTCGGCAGTTGCTGTTACAACTGGGGCAACACCACTAACGTTATCGTCTTCTTCATCCAAAATGTTTGGAAGATCCATCAAGTTAGACCCGTTAAGATTAATTGGTCCTACAACAGACTGGAACCTAGGAGCATCAAAACCAATAACATTACGCTGTGGGTTAGCACCCATAAATACACGCTGGGAAGGAAGCAAATCATTAACCAACTTAGCCTTTGCCGCGTTTGGAAGGAATGCATCAGTAGCATTACCATATGCGCGTGAAATGGTAATTGCGGCTTGTTGGAGGTCATCTTGCGACAATGATTTGCCACGCAAGTCAATGACATTCTTTGGATCAATCAGGGAGGTCAAGCCATCAAATTCTGTACCTTCTGTGTCAGAAGCAGAATGCAAGCCTGAATTACCGTAGAAGCCCATCCATTCAATACTACCAGCCAAGGTGATAATGGCGTCACGAGTTGCTTCGCCCAAAGGATCTGAAACACCTTGTGCCAATTCTGCTTGAATAGAAACTTGACGAACGGCACTCAGATACTTCATGCGAACCTGCTTACGAGTAAACCGTGGGGAGCTAATTTTAGAAAGTTCGCCTTCGTGCATTGCCAAAGCATGACCAACTTCACCATGCTTGTCATACGAAATGTATTGACGAACTGTACTTTGTACCTGTTCCTTGTTAATCTTGTTGAAGAATACAAATTGTTCTTGACCATAAGTTAATTGCTTAACCATGGCATCAAGGTCTTCAACACGCAGTGGGGTTGTAAAGCCCTGCATACTGTTAGGATTTACATTGTAACCAACAACACCAGCACCAGCGTCAGGAGCAAGAGCCTTTACGGCCTCTTCCTGTTCAGCTTTAGCCTTGTTATATGTGTCTAAACTAAAAGTTTGACCAGCTGCTGCACCAATATGTTCAATTTGTGCTTTGCTAAGATTTCTTGTCTTCATTAAAAAAGTTCACTCTTTCTAATTGTTTTTATGCTTTTCATACCGTAATATAGCACTTAACTACATCAAGTTATTATTACTTTTCTGCGTAATCAGCGACTTCTTTAAGCTGATCTAGGCTAAACCCATAAGCGCTCTCTGATGATGCCAGTTTTTGAATAAGAACTGACTTAGACGCATAATCCTCTTGACTAATACTATTACTTTCTGCTTGAGAAATAATATGATCTGTATAGTTGCTAAGGTTATTAATAGCTGCAATATAAGTTTCTGGAATAGACTTTTCTACAGTTTCCTTTTCCTCTTTAGCATCTTCCTCATCCTTACCATCAGCTACTGCATCCGTTGCAGAACTCTTGGTGGCAGTATCATAGACATCATCTTTATCATCAACAGACTCAGCTTCTTCAAGAGGCTTTTCCTTATCGTCCGGTTTATCGTCATAACTTTCTTCCGGCTTTTTATCAGGAGCCTTTACATCAGAAACTTCTGAGTCCTTTTCTGATTCCTTAGAAGCATCTTTCTTGTCATCCTTGCTGTCAGAGACTTCGGCTTTGTCATCAAGAACAACAGATTTATTTGCTAACTTTTCTGACACTAGTTCTTTCAAACTAGTAATAGCATCAACAATATCCTTGGTTTGGTTCTGAACCTTAACAATAGCAGCGCTGTTATCCTCTAAAGCCTTAGAGACATTGCTATAACCACCATTAAATACATCAACCAGATCAGAAAGCTTTAGAACACTTGACTTATCAGTTGACTTAAGCTTATCAGGAGAGCCGTGATCTTCTAACGGCTTAGGGTTAATTGGAATTCCATCATCTTCGCCTTTGCCATCATGTTCCTTTTTAACAGGAACATTTTCTGGCTGACTATCTTCTACATCATCTGAGCGTTCATCATCATCAGATTTTTTAGCTTCGTCTGCAACGCCTTCATCCTTGCTGGGATGCTTATCCTTTTCCTGATCTGGCTTGCTGTCTTTCTTGACATCAACAGATTCTTTATTCTTATCTTGATCTGTTTCCTTATCCTTATCCAAGTCCTTTTCAGCCTTTTCCTTATTCTTGTCATACTCTTTAAGTACGCTCTTCAAAATCAGTCACCTTCAATACTTTCTATGCACTTTATAGCATCATCATGTGATAATCCTCTACCTAATTGCAGAATCAGCGCGTTAGTATTCTTACTACTAAGCCCTGTAGAGTCTAGTTCATCTTGCGCCTTGCAAAGAATATCATCAGAATTATCTTTTCCCATTGTATAAGTAAGCATTGCAATTGCACTTGCAACACTCTCTTTTCTAAGGGCTGACAACCCTTGCTCTGTATCTGGGTCAATATCATAGCCAATCATACTAGCGTCATCTAATGACTTTGTGGCAATTTCCCATGTTGCATGAGAGTTAGCTGGATGAGAGGTTACAGTAATATTCTTAATCTGAATCTTTGTAATAACATTAGGATGTAAAGGATCCCGCTTCAATATTGGTCCTTCTATGCTAAATCCTAGACTACGATTCTTACTAGATTCCTTGCTTAAAATGTTCTGCAAACTCCATACTTGCTTTGCCCTTGGGCTTTCTTTATAAAGCTTAGCTTTAACATGAAAACCATCATCATCTATATAAGCGTCCTCTGGCTCTCCAATAATATCTTCAACATTATGCCCATGCTCGTAGGTTATCCAGCCATTATTCATAAAATAGCTTTTGTAATCAATTGCATCAGGAAGAATTACTTCATTTTGAAAATCTTTATCAGGAGTAGAGGCTAACCCAGAAATGTACCAATCTTTGCTTTTTCCCTTATCTGACTTCTCAGCAACAAGGGGGACAAAGACGCTTAAAATATCTATATCCCTGTTCAAAATGCCACCTGCTTATTTTTTACTATTGTTTGCCTTTCACAGATAATATAGAAGAACTATTTTTTACTGCTTCCACCTTGTTTGTAAGAATTAGTATTCTTCTTATTCTTCAGCTGTCCATCTTTACCAACACCCTGCTGGTTATCTTTACCACTAGGCTTAGCATCCTTACCTGTATATCCCTCCTGATTTTGTTGAAAACTGTTAGAGGAACTTGGGGGCAGCGTTGGAGGAGTACCACTAGGGTTTTGTAGTGCTGATTCTAGCTGAGTAAGACGTGTTTGCTGACGCTGAAACTCATTCTGCTTAATCTGCTCTTGCTGGCCTAACCGCTGAATGTAAACAGCGCTCAATATAATGTCACCACCAGCAATTTTAGGCAATCCTTGTTTCTCACGATAGTCATTAACAGTGGTTGCAGTTTGTAGTTCTAACTGGACGCTTTTAAGCTTATCCTGCTGGCTTCTTGCGTCTCCACCGACAAACTCTAGCATGTAGTTATCACCAAGAATTTGTCTAATAATACCATTAGTAAGATTCTTAGCAATCATATCTAAAAGCGGTGTCAAACCCTTGCTCTTTGAGGCATCAATTTTATTTTGATTGTTGCTTTCATTAAGTGAATTTGACTTATTACCAGTTGCACCACCACGATTCTGCATCCCAATTTCAGCAGGATCCATCGCTACAAGAGCACAAATGATGTTAATTAAATAGTTCAGCCAAGACTGAAATTGCATATCTTCTGCTTGTGTCATGCTAACAAACTTAGCATCCTCAGCAGTAATCATAGGAATCCTATACGCCCCATTAATGCCACTACTTGTTGCTGTCCAGTGACGTTTGAAGTCTTCAAGAGCACGCATACTTGTGTTAGTAACAGAGGGACTAGGCTTAACTAGTAAGATACCTTTTGTTGTACCACCGTGTGTAAAGAAGCGGTCATTGAATAACTCGGTATTTTCATGGGATATAAACTCGCGCAACCCCATTTCAAGTTCTGATAATCCGTAGCCACCTGATAGAATGTCACTTCTTGGGTTTCGTATGAACATACCCATTTCGTCAGCGGTAAAAGAACCCCTAACCTTATTATCAATGTATTGCCGGTATATTTTTCCTCGTGTACGCCTATGCCCATGCTCATCATTAGCAAAATAGATTGTTGTTGGATCA